ATGATTATCTATACAAAATTTTTCAGCAATTTTTTTGGGAACTGATTGAAAATTACAATCTCTGGCATAGATTCTATGCTTACCCAAACCCTGATTCATGTAAATAAATTTCTTGATTAGTTCTTGTTTTTCTTTCCATTCATTTTCAAAGATTGTATATAACCTAACACCTTTTTGAGTACATTGTTTCCACTTATTATAATGATAATTCGCAGATTTTCCTGCCTTTTCTGAATGCCAATAAAGACCACATATCTCTACCGCAAAATTAAGTTCTGAACAATATCCATCAAGTTCTTTACCTTCAAGTATAATTCTGTTTGGCTTAAGTTCTATACTTAAAAAATCTGACAATTGTTCAATAAGGTCTTTTTCTATCTTGGAACGATATCCCGTTTCTGATTTATATGTGTCTGCAAGTTTTTGTTGAAATTCTGGACTTTTAAAAGGACTATCATATCCATATCTTTCCAAACAGGTTTTTTGATACTGTTCAATATAAGATTCACTGTTACGAATAACTTTAAATGGTTTAGGCTCTATTTCATAAGAAACTAGCCAATTCTTGATTGTTGGTACACTGACACCATATTTTCTGGAAAGTTCTGATTGATTAGAGTTCCTATAAGTTTCTTCTAGTTCTTCCTTGGTTGGTTTCTTTCCTTCATTGTTTCTGGCTATGGTTCTTTGAATATTATTTTCGTTAAACCATAAGTTTAACTTGGATAAGTTTGTATTGAAATAAGTCGCAATATCTCTATTACTTAAGGTGTTGTCTTCAGACAATTCTTTTAACTTTTTGATGTCAGGACAAGAATCTGATTTTCCTTTTCTCAAAGGAATATTATGAAGTTTTAGATTTAATGCTATGGTTGTATCAGATACACCAAAGTATTCACAAATTTGTTTGACCTGTAGTTTTTGATTAACATACAGGTCAAACAAAATATTCTTATCAAGAACAGATTTTTTCATAATCAGAAAATTTTATTTACCAATCATCCCAATCGTCGTCGTCATCATCTTTTTGATAATTATCTGGATGATAATCTTCTGCATCCACAATTCCCGCATATTTCAAAACTTCATATCTAACCAAATTCATAGATGTTTTTGTTGGGTTCTCAAATAATCTCCAATCTTTTGCACATTTGGCAATAATCTTCCAAGTTACCTTATATTGCCATACTTGTTTAAATCTTGCTGGTGTCATGATTTTTTACCAAATTTCTTATTTTTCTTACACACAATATAATCTTCAACCGCATTATGAAAATCATTTACCAATTCTTCATAAGTTTTTCCTTCAAACGTAATTACATCATCAGTTTGTAATAGTCTACCATGCACGATTCCAGATTCTTCATCAATACATACTTTACCCTTCCATCCACTATCATGTTGCAAAACAGAATTAACATCAAATAGAAGACCATCAAATTGCATAGTATTTTGAATTAGATAAATTGAAATGCCAGTTTTGTCATACTGGCGGATATCTGTCGCGGTCGTGTGTTCCCTTATTTCCGATTACCACAGTCCTCTAGAATGACCTCGGAATTTAGACAGATTCGGGAATAGGCGCGGAGGAAATCGAATCCATCATGTCAACGATTATGAGTCGTTTGCTTTACCAGTCAGCCACACGCCTAATTAACTGTATTTATAATACCATCAGGCAAACAAAAAGTCAAGCGTTATTTTTTCTTCTACATCCCAACCGATTGTGTTGGTTACTGCTCTTAAGGGTTCCAGAAAGCACTTCTCAAATTGTGTGTCAAAATCTATGTACTTGTGTAATCCAAATTCATTGGGTAATTTGGTAGAAAAAGAAATTACATTTTCATTGATGGTATTGGGTACTCTGAGATAAAGAAACTTAATCTTGGAACCTTCATCAATCTCTGGATACCTGTCAAGAAGATTTTTCTTGTTCAAATGATAATTATAAAGGATTGCACCTCTCACATGAATAGGACATCCTTTCTTATACAAAGTATTCACATCTTCATACTTATCAAGACCATTGACACCTCTAGGAAAAGCAATATCTTCGGGATTTTGCTTAAATGTTTCTTCTCTGACAGTTTCAATGAAGTCAATGAGTTTCTTGTTATCACCTTCAAGAATGAGTTTAAAGGATTCCTTTAGTTTGTTCCGATAATAATTTGGTGTGGAAGACTTGTTGGTTTCTAGTCCCGTAATCTTAAGCTTTGGTTCCTTGTATCTCACCCCTTCATTTGAATAAACATTGATGATGTATCTTTTTTTAGCCGTAATTAGAAAAGCATCGGCAATCTTTTCTAATTTAATGGACATGGAGTTCTTGTAACAATTGAGATAATCCGCAAGTTTCTGACAAGAACCAGAAATGACGGGCTGAATCTTGTCTTCACAGAATTTCTCAAGAACATCAACAATCTTGTTTTTGTCATCAGATTTAATGTATTTCTTTACAATACCATCAAGACCCAAGAAAACACTATCTGTATCCGAATAAATACACCAGTCTTTTTCTTGACCCAGAATACCATTGATAAAATTGTTCATATCCTTGGATACCCACTGAATAAGTAATTGACCATTAAGGGTGGTTGCTTCTGCCATTCTCAGGTCATAAAATCTTCCATAAGGGTTTCCTAATGCACCATAACCAGAATTGAGTGTAACTTTTGTTGCAAGGTTCTTGATATTGAACTTAGACCATTCTTTCTTTTTTCTCTCAAGAATATCTGGATTAGTTTCACCTTCCATTTCCTTTTCAAGTCGAATCTGTTCATTCTTGTATTCTTTTCTCTTTTTGAAGAGTCTTTCCATAATCTGTGGAAGAAATCCTTGTTCTTTGTTATTATAAAGAACTCCATTGGGTGAGAGAGTAAAATTAAATTTCTTGCAGAGTTCAAGAATATAAGGGTCAATACTGTTATCAAGAACATTATTGACCTTAACCTTACCCATTTCACCTCTGAGGTTCATTCTGTTGAGAAGATAATTAATATCAAGGTCATTATCCAATGTTCTTATTGTTTCAAGGTATTCGGGAGTAACAATAGTTTCTGGTGAAATATTAAGAGAAATAATATTCATCGGATACATACTAGTGAAGTCAAATGTTGCTACCCAATCATAACGTCCTACATTAGGTTCCTTGACATAAGCACCCACAAACTGTTCTGATTTACTTGATTTTTTATTCAATGGAATAATGATATTCTTCTTATTAAGAAAATTGTAAATGAGAGAATCCCATGTTCTTACCTGAGAAAGAACATCCTCATAATTAACCTTTGCATCATACGCAAGACTAAGAACAAGTTCAATCAACTTCATCTTATTTTCAAGACGTTCAACAAGTTCAACGTCCTTGATATTATAAGAAACAAAGGTCTGCCAATCCTTTTGATAAAATTCCCTGAAGGTATCAAAAGGATTCTCAAGCTTATTTTCTCCAAGTTCAATATGAGAAATGTGGTCTAGTTTATAAGATTCTTGACTGGTGTAGGTGAATTTCTTGTAGAGTTCCAGATAGTCAAGATTAGAGATTCCCACAATTTCATAATAGGTGTTTTCTTTGTTATTTACATATTCCTTACGTTCATTGATTCTTTTCCAAGGTGAAAGAAGATTTACTACCTTAGTACCAAAAATACGTTCTGTTCTCTTGATAATATAGTTCATATCAAAATTAACATTCCATCCTGTAATAATATCAGGATAGTTCTTTGACCAAAAAAGAAATGTCAGGTCTTCTCTATCATGTGTGTAATCACCAACACCAAAAGTAACTAATTCCTTGCTAATAAGGTCTTTGATTGTAATAAGAGTAATTTCTTCAGGACAATTAAGTGTATCAATCTTACCATTTTCTGTGGTAGTTTCGATGTCAAGAACATAAATCCTCAATTGATTCATATCATAATCAATCTCATCAAGAAAATTTTTTGACATAAACTGATAGAGATATCTTTCATTACCAAAGATTTCAAAGTTATCAACTTCGGAATAGTTTTTGATAAATTCTTTTGCTTCGGAGATTGTATTGAAATCAATAGGAACCACAAATGAACCATCAAGTGTTCGGTGTTCTGTTGGTTCTTGACACTTCACAAATAACTGAGGCGAAAAATCTGTTTTGTAGGAAACTGGTGAACCATTATCATATCCACGATAAAGAACAGAATTTCCTAGTGTCTGCACATTAGTATAAAATTTCATAGTCTTCCTAAAAAACAACCTAGTGTATGTATTATACACTAGGTTGAATAATTTAGGCAATTAGCTGCAAATATTTTTCTTTTAGTTCTTCTTTTGGTTCTGACAAGGTTAGTACTTTCTCAATAGGAATAACGAATCCTTCATCATTTGATTCTAATATAAGTTCACTAAAATAAGTTTCTTTGTATGTTATTCTTGAAGTTTTTGAACATTCTTGGATATCATAAACTAAAGTATATTCATCAACATGAGGTCTTGTTTTAAGTCCATCAATTGTATAAGTTTCGGAATGCACACTATCTTTGTCAGAAGAAATAATATAAGGTTTCTTAATATATAAATCCCCCGTAGCAAGCTGTTCAACATCTCCAATAAGTTTTTCATTTAGACCAAGCATAACAATAATAATATTCATTAGTTATCTCCAAATTTTTTGATATAAGAATCTTTGATTTCATCAAGAGGGTCATAGAAGGTTACAATCATTTCATAATCTACAATGAAAAAGTTATCCTTTGAATAAGGAATCCATTTTTCAAAATAAACATGATTGGTTACTTTGATATCTTCTTTGGGGGTTTCGGAAAGAAACTGCAAATCATCTGTGGTCGAAACTTCATAAAAGTCAATTGTATATGGATTAATCACCATATAAGAATTAATCCCTTCATTATTAGTCACCTTGAATTGACCAATAATATGTTCACCCGTAATAAGTTTAGCTGCTTTAATCATATTTTTTAATATCACTATCTTAAGTATATAGATACTATATTATTTTGTCAAACTTAACTTTTCATCTTCTTTAGACCTTATATAGTCATCACTTTTTTTCATATATCCTTTGTTTCTAAGTTCCTTGAATACTAGATTATCAAAAGAATATTCGCCTTGAGACTGGACAGAAATCTCTCTTTGATTTTTTATTTTTTTCTTAATGGTTTCAAGTTCACCTGAATCAGCAGAAATAGAAATCAAATAATTAATAAGGTCTTGATAATCTTTTACTTTTTTAATTAATAATTCATCAGAAAACTTGATATTTTCTTTCTTAGGTTTATTAATCCATTTGTTATTTTTTAAAGAAAAAATACCAGAATTTATTG